CTTACTGCTAACTAATAGACAAGTGTGGCACACCACGGTGACGAACTTCCAAGCACCACACTTATCGCACCGGCACACATCAGCATCTGGTGTATGCAAAGCCTCAGCTATATTCTTAACACCTACGCAGCCACAACTCATACATTGGTAAGCCTTAAAGCCCTCACCAATCTCAAGCGCTTCAAGCCACAGGAACTCTGTGTCTCTGTTGCAGCCATTACATTTGAACTGTGCATGCTTCATGGTAATATCCTATTGCCTAGTATTACAAGACACACAAACTAGGTAATTACCACTATGTATTAACCTGTCATCATTACAAGCTATACATAAGTCATAAGACGGCGTTAGGGTTTGCTTATCATTTTCCATGCGTAATGTAAACCCTGACCCATCAAGTATCTCTAAATATCCCATTATTCACCTCCTTCAGCTAACTCAGACATTTTTCGAACATCTGTTAACCATTGTGTAAAATACAAGTGCAAGTAAACTGCTCCCAAATAATCAGAGTTTTTATTTGCAAGATGATCTATTTCTTTTTTGTTTTCCATACCTTTGTAATTCAGTTGTAACACTCCTATCATGGATTTATGTATTAAATGGCATGCGTCAATCAAACTTTGACTAAAATCAACATCTAAACTTTCGTTTGTAATTTTCAAGGGTTTATACAAAGGTTGAGTTAATATGTCTTTTCTAAATTCCTTTTGTATCCTGTAAGATTTAAACATTACTCACCCCCTTTACCCTGCTCTGCATCATCTGGCCAATACCAACTGCCTGCACTGGTTAAAACTCCCCATTTAGGTGGGCATTGTTCTGCCTTAGGTGCGCTGCATACATATCCTGCATATGGTTTATTTGTAGCCTTAGCGATGCCTTCTTTCTTTACCATATCGCCATGCTTACAAGTAAAACCAACACTAGACACCTGACCAATTTGTACAACGCTCTCACCAACAGACCAGACAACAGGATCAGACTCATTAGCAACTGCTTTAGCCTGTGTGTCCACAAGATGCAACGCCATTTCCATAGCAGCTGACTTAGATCCGGGTGCGCCGTATTTAGGTTTGAACTCTGCAACTTTTGTCATTTCCTCTCTACTGGCACGCTTGCCCTTAGCCGCATAACCTGCGTTTGCAAGCGCCCTGCCGATTGCTGAAGTCTCCGCATTCTCCAATGCAGAAGTTGAATTGACACCCCGATCACTAACGCTTTCACTAGCAAGGCCAGAGGCGCACGCTTTGAGATCTGCTTCCGTTTTAAATAATTCAGCACTAACAATGTATCTAGTGTCTGTGGCCTGTTCAAGCTTCGTTGATATTCTTCCATCTGGATAATCCTTCCACCATTTTTCTAGTCGGCTCTCGACTGTTTCATAATCAGCTAAATTAAACATTACTCACCCTCTCTAAACTCAAACTCGCCATCGGTCTCTGCATCGATACACATTTTGTAGATTGCCATGTATGCGATGATGTCCACGATACTGTCCTCGTGTCCAGGACTCTCAGCCAACCTGGATATTTTCTGGAGAACGTTAATAATTGGTACGTCGTGAGGCATGATTGGAAAGTCAATGTATGCGCTGACTGATTTAGATATACGTTGCATGTTGTAGATTGCATGCCCATAGACGACGCCACGTTCGTGGACAAGTGTTGTGGCAGCATTAAACAGCTTCTCAGTATTTGTCGGCATTAGTTTTATTATCTATCATCCGGCGGTGCATATCCCAGCCATCTTTACGACCGCGCCAGTAATGAGTTTGCTTTGCATTCTCATACATTCCATAAGCCCATATAATTGCAACCATAGTCGCAACCCATATTAGGCCAGCTTCTTTCAGACTCATATAGCCCTAACTATGCCTACATACTTTGTGGCATAGCAGTAGTGTGTGCTTTTAGTGTGACATTTGGGAGTGTTTAGGGTCGCGTGTCTATAACGATTGTGTAACGATGTTAAGCGTAAGCCTTGCCCAATGCTACGAATGAGCCATCCGATCCAACTGGCACTAACGTCGGTGTTAGCACCTTTCCGATGGTCTCTAGTATAGCAAAGCCCATCTGCCAATTCGCGCTTCCATAGCGTAAATAAGAGGCTTTTTTCCTATCCATTAGATTGCCTACCTCTACCCCATATAAGGCTCTGTAATGGCTTCCTACGCCCTCTGAATAGGCACTCTGACCTAATCTATGGGTGTGGCCACATAGCACAGATTTACCCCACTTCTTTGCTAGGTTAAGAGCTGTAATACCAGCATGCTGTGACATATTGCCTTCATCCCCATGTGCCAGCATCCAGCCAGGGTGGAACTCATATGCCTCTTTGTGGTATGTCATGCCCATCTCGGCAAAGCCCATAAACTTAGGGTATTGCAGCTCTGGTAAGTTAATTAAACCAGGTACTTTTAATAAAGTGCTATAAAGGCGATCAGTATGATTACTGCGGATAATGTGACACTCCGCGCTGTACTCGCTGAGATCCCACAGTATCTCTTTAGTAAGCTCTCGGTCATCATGAATGGTTTGCCGGTAAGCCATAGGTGTGCCTTCAGCCCACTTGCTAATTGTATTAAAATCAATTTCATCCCCGACCACCAATACGCTATCAAACTTCTCCTTACGTGCTAATTTAATTACATTCTTTACAGCTGTGCTATGTTGAAAGGGAACTTGAAGATCGCTGATAACTAAATATCGCTTAATCGTCATCCTCATCTGGAGTAGGGATATTAGGAATAATTGCATCTGGCTTATCGTTAGCAATCCAATCAGGCATAGCGTTAGGCTCTTGCACAAACCACCACGCTATTTCATTATTAAAGCCAGCCTTTTTAGCTGCTTTATAGATCTCATGCGCAGTAATCATATGAACGTCTAATTTAGATAATGGCTCAGGACTATTACGCACCACACGTCTATTGATCTTTTTACGCTTTGCTTTAGGCTTGCGTGTATTAGTCATAAATAAATTATCGCTTACTAATTAGAATAAAGAGATCATCAACACGCGACTCTAATCGTGTTAATTGATCTTTCATGCTACTACCGCTATTAGGTTTAAGTTCTTGTAAGTAAGACTTAATAACCCATCGTAGAGCCACTAATAAACTTGTACAGATGGCGCATACGCCAACGGCTAATGCGACCCATTCGCCAGGTGTCATGCTTCATCTGCACCGATGCCGTAAACGGAATCAGATCTATCTAAAGCCCTAGCTGCTGGCCCGGCTAATGCTGCAACGATCACAGATACGGCTGGGTCAAGTCCTAACTGGTTACTGCCTAAAAATGTTAATAGCGATACAAGCACACCTCTAAAGTATGATTTTAGTATTGCCTTCTGCTTCTTACTTAGCTTCATATCTTGCCCCCTATTAGTGGTATGTCGAACGGTGTAGCATCTTGATCGCCTAACTTTGTAAAGCTAATGTGCATGTGGTGCTCATGTTTATTAAATCCTGTGTACTCTCGCCAAGCCCAACCTTTCTTACTACTGGCTATGCGTGAGTTATGGATTACATAAGATATGCGCTTATCGGTTTTGCCGCATTCCCTGATCTGGTCACTAAGATATACGCTGAGCCCTTTTTGCTTAGCCAAGTCAATATCAATATCAATGGCTCGCACGCACCCATCGGTGTCTGGGTTATGATCTGATTTGGTAGTGGAATGCCTAGTATCACCCACCCACCCATCGCTGGCAGTATCGCGATCTGGAAACCAGGTATCAACTTGATCCCTTAACTGCTTAGCTGCTTTAGAAAGCCAGGGAGTCATGCTCTGCATTCGTGCAATTCCATTTAGCAGCTTTAGCATTTAATACAGCCTCATCATGGCATTTAATAGGCATAAAAATATCCTCTAAAGGTAGATAAGTCATTGAGATCCCTGCGTAATTGCCGCGTATTTTTCCGTTGTAACTTGTGCGCTTACACACTTGACCTCTAAAGTTTCCATACCAAGTTTCAGGATCTAAGCCTTCGATAGTTTGTGTTTCATCAATACCTGTTATCACTTCTGTAACAATATTGTTTTCATCTAAAAATGCGTAATGTGCCATTATGCCCAACTCACATTCCCTGTACCAGCAGTTATTGTTGTAGTTTTATATCCGCCAGCACTTGTAGTAGATCCAGTTAAACCACCACCGATAGTAATTGTTGAAGTATCTAAATATTTTAATATAACAATTCCTGAGCCACCATTTCCACCGGCAACTGCCCCGCTTTGAAAATGTCCACCGCCACCACCTGCGCCTTTATTAACAGTTCCAGCAATTCCATTATTATTTCCGCCGGCTGCTCCACCATTTCCACCACCTGCTGTTGCAGTTCCAGTTGTTGTAACTTGATATCCTGCCCCTGCACCACCACCGCCACGAGCAACAGAATCTATTGATGATGTTAAACCTGCACCGCCATTACCGGCTGTATTACTTCCTGAAATATTGCCACCAAGTCCACCTGCGCCACCTCCACCAGATCCCGGATATGTACCGGTAGCACCAATACATGTACCACCTTGATAACCTTGTGTTGGTGATGATACTGCTGCCGGGGTAAAAGATTGCTCAACATTGTAAAGACCACCTGATGATCCGCCACCAATTCCAGCAGATTGAAATGCACCACCGCCGCCACCTGTTGAAGTAATTGTTGAAAAGACAGAGTCAGAACCACTTGCACCTGAAGTAACAACATTTGTGCCACCTGCACCAACTGTAACGGTGTAGTTATTTGACAAGTTTATAGTTAAAGAGCTTTCAGCACTTCCACCCCCGCCTGTAGTTCCAACGGATGTGCGATAACCCCCTGCACCCCCGCCACCGCCCCACGAACATCCCCCACCCGCGCCAGCTAATACTAAATAATTAACAGTAAGTGATGGTATAGAAAATGCACTTAAAGATCCTGCAACCATGTTACCTATCATTAGCCAACAGCCCCAACTACGTACCAAGCATTAGCAGCAGTTTTAATACATATTGCAGATTTATACTGGACAACAGTTGGTGCAGCAGCAACAGCACCGGCACTTAATATTGTTGTAGTAGCAGAAGTAGTTGCGCTAATTGTGCAAAGACCTGCACCGATATTTAATACTGTAATAACTGTGCCTACTGGGAAAGCATAGGTAGCATCTGTTGGGATCTTAAATGCTACAGCTGTTGCTTTGTTCATAGGTATTAACTGTTGGTACTCATCACCACTAGCAGCTGTGTAATCTGCTGTCTTAGCGGTCTGTACTGTAAAAGCAGGTAGTCCATTAAAAATACTGGCGGTTAAAACGTCGCCCGTCACTGCTGGGAATGTTGCCATTTAGATCTCCTTAGTAAGATAGTACGCTGGTGTCAAATATCCCATATAGGGATGATCCTACTATAAAGCCGTCAATTATAGGCTCTAATGTAGTAAAGGTGGTTTTCCATGAGTTCACAGTTATTGAGTGTTGTACGCCAAATACCTGCAAAGTTTTAGTAAGTGTTGATGTGCCAACGGC